GCTCCGGCTCGTGCAGTCTCTGCCGCCGGCGCCGAACCGCCAAAATACGGAGAGCAGCGACCGCCCCGTCGTCGCCCCCGCTCTCCGGCACCGCTTCGTTTTCATCTATGAGGGGGAGAACGAAACGTATATAGAAGCATCGGTAGAGAACAGCGGTAGTATATTGTACGACAAATAGATACGCGACAAACCCCGGACGCGCCGCACAAAACGAAACGTATAATTTGATATAATTTCGGTATAATAAACCGGACCAAATCCGGCAACCGCTATAATGTCGGTATAATTTCAGAGGGCAGAATCAGGCGATTCCGCCCTCTTTCGTTGTATTCGCGGCCTCGTGTATGTCTGACGGCATTTTTCGGCTCTACAAAGGTTATTTTAACGGCGTTCAACCGCCGTTAAAATGGAGCGTCGTCCCTCCTTCCCTCGTGCAATGCCTGCAATGCGAAAAATCAGCAATTTTTCAGTTGGGGTTACATCAGGGGTTACAAGTTGGGGTTACATTTTGGGAAAGTTGGGGTTACAAAACCCTATTTTTGACCTCCTCCAAAACATAGGAAACTGCCCAAAAATCGGCGCTAAACCCCGAAAATCGGCGAATAGAAGGTAGGAAACTGCCCTATAATTTAGGGGTTGATTTTTAGTTAATCTGTTGATATTTATTCGATTAACTTATTTTATCCTACTTTGATCGTGTGCGCACCCTCCTGAGGGGGTGCAATAGGGCCACACGAGGGCCTATCGAATCGTATTATAACGCACGCTCGCTTTCACTAATGCGAGGGCACGGATCATCGAGATCGGAATGTCTTTAGGCTCGTGGTGTTGGTTATGACTGACGAGCTTCACACAGTTTTCCCGTTCGGATTTGTGAATGTATTTTATCGTCACGAACTCGTCCCCATCGACGTTGGCCGATATAAGGTACATTTCACCCCAGAAAATCCCATACTGCATATCATGCACCTGCTTGTAAAGGACAATATCGCCGCTTTTGAGTAATGGGTACATCGAATCCCCGCGCACATAAACAGCCCCATCGCACGCAGGCAGATCCGGCAACGATATATAGCTGATCGGAATCGCATCGACATCGTTGAACAAGGAAACCAATCCGGCCGTCGCCTCCAGATTGTAAAGGGGAATGCGCTGGAGATCGACCAGATTGTCGGTTTTGAGAGGGAACTTTTCCTGCACTTGTATTCCGGCCTGTTGTAGATCCGGTTCTTTTTCCATGTTCCCGCGACCAGTCAGCAACCAGTCTGGATTTACATCGAGAGAAGTCACGATTTTTTCGAGCACATCATATTTGGGCATGATACCTTTGATGTAACCTCGGATATTTCCTTCGCTTACACCAATTTTATCGGCAAATACTGTGTTTTTACCACCTCCAAATTCTTTTACAAGGCGTTCAATTCTTTCGTGAATTGTCCCGGTCATAATAAGTATTCTATTATTTTTCGCAAAAAATCACGATTAAATTTGGAATATTCGTGATATGTTACGATATTTGCAACGTTGATACAATGTATCACGGGGGTAAAATTACGAAAAAAATTGATATGAAACGGTATTGGTTCCAGCTACTAACAAGCAATTATGATGAATTGAATGTTTGTATCCCTGACGGATCAAGCAAAATTTCAGCCACGAACTTGGCAAAACGCTGGATGAAACAAAACAACATTAATAGTGCAATTTTGGCTGTTAATAGCATGGTAACCAGCAATATTCTCGATATGATACAAATAGAATTATAAATCATGACACGACAAATCTTATTACCAACATCAGTCCGGATGGATATGGTCAAGACCTTCAAAATCACGCGCTCGACCCTCGACCGGGCTTTGAAGTACAAAGGAAACAGCGCGCGCGACAATATGCTGCGGAAAGCGGCCTTCCAGCGCGGCGGCGTGATTTATCTGGGAATAACCGCTCCCAAAGGTTACCTGCCGGACGTGGATACCACTTTCGAAAACGGCTATATGCGCCAGCGGTTCGGCCGCCGGATCGAGGTCGTCGTCCATTTGGGAAGCAACCGGACGACAATCCACATCGACGGGCAGAGGGTCGCCAGCTTCGACGATCTCACCGTTTCGACTTGGGGCAACATGCTCTACTCCCTACAACTGATTTACAACAGACTCGCCGATCCGCATCCAGCCTATACGCCGAAGGCCAAACCTGCCGAGGCAAAAGTGCGGGCGGCAATCCAATAAATCGGACAGTCATGCGACGTTTCTTGAAATATTGGATGATCCGGTTGCTGGGCCGTGGATTCATCATCCTGCCCCTAAGGTGCAAGCTGGCCGGGCTGTGGTGGAGTTTCTCGCTGATGGTTATCTGCGGTTACGTGGAACAACAACAGCAATGGCCGCTACTGGTTATCACGGCGAACTTCGCGGGCAGCACCTTTGCGGTCATGGCGGTTTTTAAGACAAGAAAATAACATGGAATAATCTCCCGTGTAGCTCAATGGACAGAGCATCGAGAAATGGCCGGACCCGGTCAAGTATCGAAGGTTGTCGGTTCGAATCCGGCCACGGGAGCACAGAAAGCGACAAATGGAGTATTTCAACAACATACTTTGTATTACGCAGCCGGAGCTTCTGGAGGTCATGTCGGAGTCGAACTACAAACAGATGGTTCGGCGGGGCAAAATCAGCCGGGCTCGCAGAGGAGGTAACGGACGACAGGCTTTGATCGTCTTCGACAGCCTGCCGGGAAAATACCGTTCGGCCGTTCGGGAACGCAAACCGGACATTTCGACGATGCCGTTGCAGGAGTGGCTTCGGGCGAACTACACGCCCGATGCCGAGGCGCGGAGTTACTTCTCGGCCTTCCGATTCGATAACGGTTCGGCCCTTCCGGCGGAGAAGATCAACGAATACACGGTAAACGCTTCCGTAATTAAGGCGGTGCTGCGGCTGATGGCGTCGGCCAATGCCCTGCGACGTGTCGGCCGTATCGGATGGGACTCAATGGCCGAAACCATTACCTATTTCAAACGGGAGTTCGGCCACACGCTGCCCGAAAGCATGCTCCGTTTTCGCAAGAAGGTCGCCCAGTTCAAACGGGAAGGATATGCCTGCCTTATTTCCGGTCGGTTCCAAAATCAGAACTCCCGTAAGGTGAACTACAAGATCGAGCGGCTGATCCTTTCGCTGGACAGCCTGCCGGAGCGCCCCTTCAATACGACGGTGGCCGAGATGTACAATCAGTTCGTTTGCGGCGAACTGAACGTGTACGACCCGGAAACCGGGGAACTGTTCGACCCGGAAGAGTTCACGGACAAAGAGGGCGAGCCGATCGCTTTGAGCGAAACGACCGTCGCCAACTACTTGAACAACCCGAAGAACCGCGCCCTGCGGTCGAAACTGCACGACAGTGCGTGGGACTTCAACAACCGCTACCGTCCGCACCACAAGCGCAAGGCTCCGGTCTGGGCGTTCTCGAAGATTTCGCTCGACGACCGCGACCTGCCGCGCAAGATGGCCGACGGAAACCGCGTCAAAGCCTATTACGCCTACGACGTGGCGAGCGGCTGCGTCGTCGGTTACGCTTACAACCGCCTCAAAACGGCCGACCTGTTCATCGACTGCGTGCGGAACATGTTCCGGCTGATCGACCGCCAGGGCTGGAACTGCCCGGCCGAGGTGGAGGTCGAACACCACCTCGTGAACAACTTCGCCGACGGGCTGATCCGCGCGGGCGTGGTGTTCCCCTTCGTGCGGTGGTGCAACCCCGGCAACTCGCAGGAGAAACGGGCCGAACACTTCAACCGGGTGAAGAAGTACGGCGTGGAGAAGCGCTCGCAGGTCGGCATCGGCCGCTGGTACGCCCGCCTGGAGGCCAACCGCCCGAAGGAAGAAAAGGTCTACGACGAGTTCAACAACACCTACAAGGAGGCGACCTATACCTACGAGCAGCTCGTGGCCGACGACATCCGGGCCATCCGCGAATACAATAACGCATTGCATCCGAACCAGAAGCTCTACCCGGGGCTAACGCGCTGGGATGTGCTCTGCCGCTACCAGAACCCGGACCTCGCGCCCGTGGACAAGGCGCTGCTCTACCGCTTCATCGGCGAGGAGGTGCGCACGTCGATCCGGCGCAGCAAGTACTGCCGGGTCCGTTACGAGGATTATGCGCTGCCCTCGCCGGAGCTGATCGGACGGCTCGCGCCGAACGACTACGCCGTCGAGGCCTACTACCTGCCCGACGAGCAGGGCAACGTCCCGGAGGTGTATATCTACCAGCACGGGGCCTATATCGCCACCTGCCGCCGTATCGAAGCCTACAACGAGGCTACGGCCGAGCAGACGGAGCGGGACTGCGAAGCTTACGCCGAGCAGGCGAAATACAACGCGCAGTTCGACGCCATGATCGCCCGGGAGAAGATTCGCAGGGTGCGGATTCTGCCCGGTGACGTTCCGGCCCATGAGGAGCCGGAGATCGTCGAAGCGGCCCCGGTCGCACCGCCGGAGGAGGCGGAGGTATTCGATTTCGGCATCGACTACGCGGCGCTGGCAAAGCATGAGCTTTAGAACGATAATAAAACACATTGAGATATGATTTCGAACGACATTAAAACCCGCATCGTGCTGGCCATATCCGGCAACAGGCAGAATTACGCCACGGACGCCAAACACGCCGTCGCCCTGGGCATTTCGACCTCGGTTTATAGCGAGATCAAGAAAGGCAACACCGAACAGAAGCTGAGCGACGCGAAATGGATGTCCATCGCCCGGCGGCTGGGCGTGAGCCTCGACGACGGCGCGGAGTGGAAGATCGTCAAGACGCCGACCTTCGAATACCTCACTTCGCAACTGGAGCTGTGCCGCGCAAAGAGCCTTTCGGGCATGTTCTGCGATATTCCGAACATCGGCAAGACGGTCGCCGCACAATACCACGCCAAGACGCACAAGAACGTCGTCTACGTGGACTGCTCGCAGGTGAAGACCAAGCAGCGGCTGGGGCGCTTCATCGCCCGCGAGTTCGGTCTGAACTCCGTCAGCCGTTATGCGGACGTCTACGACGACCTTGTGTTTTACCTGCGGACGCTTGACCATCCGCAGATCATCCTCGACGAGGCGGGCGACCTGGTGTA